TAGCTGTCAAGGCCGCCTCAACCAGAAACCTGGGAGGACCGTATAGATGTTGCTAACCCGCAACTAGAAATTGTCCGTAACGATAAAACACTGTCGCAAATCGCCCAATTAAGGGAACTTCAGTGAGTGCAATAGAAAAGGGGACGCCCTACTCCCAGTCCTTAGCTAATTCATAAGGTGCTTCGACAATGGTGAGTTCACGAGATAAAATTACTGTCTCGCAAATAGCATTAACATCGACGAGGCCAAAAGAGTCGCCATAACTGTCCATAATGAATTCCCGCGTTTCATCTTCCGAGATGATAACGGGTTCCATCATGATCAGCCGCTCCAATTCTTCCGGCTTAATGTCCGAGGTTCGAGTGAACCACGACACTTCGTCCATGCTTACCATAGCTCTGTCATCCTCCAACCGGTAACGTTTTAAGAAATAATCCCTGATTATAGGGAAATGCCTGAACTCGTATGCGTATGAGAGCGCCTTCCCGGCCATGTAGGCCGAGTCAGACACTGCCTCATTAGGCGATACTCGCGCATTGAAACGGGCTAATGCCTTGCCCAGTTTCGGCATCATGCAGGGTATTTCTGTCTCGACATGTAGTCTGCGTGATAAGAAAGTGGCGTCACCGCTCAATTGCGGCCACGCGGGCGTGAGTTTCATCTTCGGTTCGCTTTCGACCCAAGATGCAATCCCCGCGCCCACCTTTCTCTTAAACATACCCAAGAAGTCATCGCCCAGAATTGTGGCTTTTCCTTCATTGTTTTCGATCTCGGCAAACACCGATTCGATGGTACTGTTCCAAACGCTGTTACGACATGTCGTGACCGTTGTCCCGGTAGGAAGCTGATGAGCCAGCTCAGCCCGGTGTCCAAACTCCAAATTCTTAACTCTAAACTCTCGCATATCGACGAGTAGTTTTCGGAACCAAGAAGGCGCACCCACCGCAGCGCAGAATTCATCAAAAACAACGGAAGCTCCCTTCCGTTGTCTCAAATCATTCGCGCTGAAGTCTGCTTCAAAACATTCTGTGTACCCTTGATCTTGGGCATCACGCAGAAATGTGGCCAATGAGACATCGTCAGTTTTGTAAGCTAACTTGTACTCAATTGGGCCCAGACGAGTCCGGCTGAAAACTTCGACCAATCGTTCGCATAATACCATTGCGACTGGTCCTGTCAAAGCGTTAAAGTGGTCATTGCCCGCGTAAATTAAACGGGGCGCCCACTTATTGTCATAACGCTTAAGAAGTGCTTCAACCTTTACGGACAAACTTTTCTCCCCCAGATAACTCGGATCATCCTCGCACTCGAACAGTTCCAAGGTTGCTTTGCGCATCCTTGCCTGTTTGATGGGGTCCATCTTGTTCATCCAGCGGTCAAAAGTTGACTCGTCCACATCAAATGTCTCGAATTTCAGTTGACTACCGACCTTTTTCCACATGCGAATTGCTGCCCGCATGAACGCAGGTGTGCAATCATCATCCTTGTCTGGTTGACTGTTCGAACGTTTGTCGAAAGCAGCTAGATAGGAATCGAAGTCTTTAGAAGACGTGACAACAGGAATTGCACCTGATATCACTGGTCCGAGCTGGTTGAGGCGGCCGATCGGTTCTCGGTCCACCGCATTGTCCATCTCATCAAACGTCTGCGGCACGTTGGCTTTGTAGCCCCGCACCGGCACGACGGAGAGATATCCAGTCTCGAATTCTTCATCAAACTCATCGCCGTGGTGGCGGGCAACTTCACGATCTACACGCGCCTTCACAGGTTTCATGCGTTTCCGCATGGCCCTAGTGAAGCGGTGAGACATATGAGGAGCAGTTG